ATGATTAACTTATTCTTAGTTGCTACTAAAAATGATCCTAGATATGATGGATATTTAGCAAGAAAAAAATTAAGAAACATGGATTTTGTTGAATATAATAAACACATGGCATCAATTGATTGGGTTCGTAACTTACCAAGAGAACCTCAAGGTTACAGTATGTGTTCTACTCCACTAAATGATTGTATCATGGCTGCAATGCCTATGGTTACTGCTTTCAGAAAAAAATATGCTATTGATAAAATGAATACAATCTTTTTAACTGATGGTCATAGTGACGGTAATGATAGAAAGATTTTCTTTAATCCTACCGAACAAGAAATGAAAAACAATTCTATATATAAAAGAGATGAAGGTTACTTTGTTGGTTATACTTCTTATAAAAGTAATATGATCCTTAGAGATACTAAGACTAAAAAAGAATACTTAGTAGGTTTTAGAGATATGACCCATAGTTTACTAGATTCTTTAAGAGAAAGAACTGGTACTAAAGTTTTAGGTTTCTATATTTCAAGTGGTAAACAAGTTGATCGTAGCACTATGGATCAATACTTTCCCAGTTATTCTTATGACGGCAGAAAAACTTTTGATAGAAAAAAAGTAATGGCTGAATTTAGAAAAAATAAATGTCTAGCTGTAAAACACAGCATAGGCTATGATGAATTTTACCTCCTTGCTGGGGGTGAGATGCAAGTAACTGATGGTCAAATGGCGACACCATCAGAGAACGCTAAAAAGAGTGAAATAAAAAGACTGTTTGCTTCTAATCTAAAAACAAATAGAGATAGTCGAATAGTCTTAAATAAATTTATTTCGCAAGTCGCTTAAATTGAAAGGAACTTATATTATGGAAAATAATACAATTAAACTAACGGCCGCTCAGGAATCATTTGTTAAAATGGCAAATGAAGAAGGCTTTACTACTGAAATCACTAGAAAGGATATTATATCCCTTCAAAGTAAACTTGGTATTACTAAACCTGCTTGGTTAATGAAGAATACTGCTTACAGAGTGGGTAGAGCTTCATATAGTTTACCTACAATAGGTCAAACTATGGAATCAGACACTACCGAAACTGTTAGTGAATAATCAAAAAATCAAAATGTGGGGGTTTTTGACCCCCATATTGACTAAAAAGAACAAAGAACGAACAAAGAAAATGGAAAAAGCGCAGAAAATAACGATAAAAAAATGGTTAATATGCTTGACTAATGCTTTTATCCATGATAGCATAGCACCATACTAAAGAACTACATTATGAAAGGACTAAAAATGACTACATTAAATCAAGATCAATTAAATCAAGTTGAAGTATTGTATAAACATTACAAAAAAACTGATTTGACTAGATCAGAAATAAACGACTTTGTCAAAAGTGGCAAAATCAAAAATCCATCTTGGTTAAAACAAGATGCTTACAAAGTTGCTAGAGGAGTTTATTCTCTACCAGTTGACGGCAACGATATTTCTTCTCAACTAAAAGAAGAAGTACAATCCGAATTACCTAAAAATGAAACTGCACCTGCTACTGAAATAGTAAGTCAGGCTGCGTTTATCGTTTCATCTTTAACAGGTGATATCGTACCTTCTAAAGATCCTGTGTTTGTACCTTGGGGATATTTCAAAGATATTCAAAAGATTGTTTCAAGTAAACAATTTTACCCAATCTTTATTACAGGTCTTTCTGGTAACGGTAAAACTATGAATGTTTCACAGGCTTGTGCTCAAACTAAAAGAGAATGTATCCGTGTGAATATTACTATTGAAACCGATGAAGATGATTTACTCGGTGGTTATAGACTGCAAGATGGTCAAACTGTCTGGCAGAATGGTCCTGTTATCGAAGCAATGCAGAGAGGTGCTATACTTCTTTTAGATGAAATCGATCTTGCATCAAACAAGATTATGTGTTTACAACCTATTCTTGAAGGCAATGGTGTCTTTCTTAAAAAGATTAACAAGTTTATTAAACCTGCATTAGGGTTTAATGTGATTGCGACTGCCAATACTAAGGGTCAAGGATCTGAAGATGGCAAGTTTATCGGTACTAATATTCTTAACGAGGCATTCCTTGAGAGATTTCCGATTACTGTTGAACAGGCATATCCTACAAATAAGATCGAAAGTAAAATCTTATTAAATGTTATGTCCGAAAAAGGTTTGACAAAACAATCAGATGAGAAGTTTGCCGAGAACTTAATTACTTGGGCAGACATCATTCGTAAAACTTACTACGAAGGCGGTGTAGATGAAATTATATCTACCAGACGATTGGTTCATATCGTAGAGGCATTTATTATCTTCAAAGATAAAATGAAGTCTATTGAGATGTGTACTAACCGATTTGACCTAGACACAAAAACTTCCTTTATGGACTTATATACCAAAATTGATGGCGGCGAAGATATCACCGCTTGGGGTAATCCAGTCCTAGAAGAACCAGATTCCGATGATAGTGAGGAAGATAACCCTAGTTACTAGAGTTATTCAAAATCTATTTCATAATGTAGTTGAGGGGCGGCTGATTACCGCCTCTCTTAAAGCTGCTTGACAATAAACAAAAAGTATGATATTATATAGATAATGAAAAACAAAACTGAAAAAAACATAATACCAAATTCTGTTAAAATCGGATATGTTAATTACGAGTTTGACTTTTGGCCTGATACTTTTGCAAGTACCGAAGAGGCACAAGGTGAGTTTTTTCAATCACAAGGTAAGATTGGATTAAAAAAGTCCAGTTTGAATAGTATTCATGGTGTGAATACAGTTCTACATGAGATTATGCATGGCATAGTTTATCAGTATGGATTAGTAGAGCATCTTGGCGACAAAGAAGAAGTTACTGTTAATACGATAACAAATGGCTTAACAACTGTACTAGTTGATAACCCATGGTTAATAGATTATATACGAGGGCAGGTTAAGAAATGACAATAGAAGTTAGTGTAAGAAATAATAATGTAGATAAGGCCATGAGAGTTTTAAAAAAGAAATTAATGAAAGAAGGTCTTTTACAAGAATTAAGAACTAGACAATATTTTATTAAACCTTCTCTTAAAAAAAGAGAAGAAAAGAAACAACAAATTAGAAGAATAAAAAAAGACCAGAGATTAAAAGCCTTAAAAGACGGCTGATAAAAAGAATTACTTGGTATGAATATGTTGCCCATATCAAATAATGTAATAAACAATGGTGACAAAGACTTGAAGGAGTTGATATATTATGGGTAGAAAAGCCTTAACAAAAAAAACAAAAGTACTAAACTTATTATCAAAAGGAAAAGCAGTTGCTTGGACTACATTGAGAACTAAATTTGACCTAACATCACCAAGAGCGATGGTAGATCAGTTAAGAACTGAAGGACATATGGTTTATATTAACCAGACATCTAACGGAACATCTTATCGTTTAGGTACGCCTACTAAAGCAATTTTAGCTGCTGGTGCGAAGAAAGTAAAGAATGTAAACATTCTAGAAATCGTATCTGCTGGTATCAGAGCTTTATATGGTAAACAAAAATACGCTTACTCTAATCAGTAAAGGTATATTACCATATAAATAGTAATGTCAAGGCAATTCATAAGTCCTGACATTAGAGGTAGAGTGTCTTCCGCAAAGACACCGATTTGGGTTTCGCCGTTTCCCTTTAAAAACGGCGTTTAAAATAAAATTCTTATAGGGGCTTGTAATTTTAAAAAGAGTTCTTATATAAATAATAGTGATACGCTCATAACGAGGTATCGTTTTATTAACTCGCTTATAAAAGGAGAAAACTATGACTAGACTATCTATATGGAACGATTTGCGTCCATTTTCAGTAGGTTTTGATGACCTATTCAACCACTTTAATAATACATTAGAGTATACGGTTAAACAACCAACATCATATCCACCTTACAACATTAACAAAGTAGATGATTTAAATTATCAAATTGAAATGGCACTTGCTGGTTTCAGTAAAAAAGATATTGAAATCAAATACTCTGACAATCAATTGACGATTAAGTCAGCTGATAATGATGATAAGAATGAAAAGGAAACTCTACATAGAGGTATTTCAAAAAGAAAATTTAGTAGATCATTTACTTTGTCGGAAGACATTAAAGTAAACGGTGCTGAATTGAAAGATGGAATGCTTTTAGTTGAGTTGGAAAAAATCGTACCAGAGGAAAAGAAACCTCGTACAATTGACATCAAGTAATTGATAATAGATAGGGGTGTTGCTTGACAACGCCCCTTAACTATGTTATTATAACCACAACAATTGAAAGAATTTATATTATGAAACCAGAAGAAAAATATAAACAAGGCAAAAGATTGATGTTAGATGCTTGTAATGAAAATAACTGGGGCGACCCTTTTTCATATGCAAGAGCAAAAGAGATTGATATTGCAATTGAATTAGGCCACAAAGTATCAGATACATTATCTGGCGCTGATGGTTATGATAAAGATGGTGGTGCAGAATATAAGTCTACCATTACAAAAACTATAAAAGGTACTTATAGTGGTATAAGTGTACACCCTACTTGGTCAGAACAAGTTGAATACTTAAAAAACGAAAAGATTGCAAAGTATAAAAATCATTACATTGCTCGTTTTGATAAAGGTAACATTGTTGAGGTTTGGAAATTAGATGGAGAAACTGTTTTAAATATTCTTTTACCAAAACTTGAAAAATCATATCATACTATATTAGAAAAGAAAGACCCACGATTAGGTGCATCATTGACACAGAAAGAAATATATGAAAATGGAATCAAGATACGATAAAAAAACTGATTTAGAATTACTCTCTACAATTGAAAGTGATTCTGTAGACCTAGTTCTAACTGACCCACCTTATATTATTTCTAAGGCGTCTGGTATGGACACATACAAAAAACATTTGAATGCTGGTGGTGAACACACTAAGCATCCAGACGGCTCAAAAAATCATTTAGCACTAACTACTGAATTTGGAAATTGGGATAAAAACTTTACCATAAAAGATTTAGAAAAATCTATAGATGAGTTTTATAGAATACTTAAACCAGGCGGTAGTTGTATTATATTTTTTGATATATGGAAAATAGAAACTTTAGCAAATTTGTTAAGTAAATTTTCCAAACATAGATTTATAGAATGGGTTAAGACAAATCCTGTTCCTATAAATCAACGAGCAACTTATCTATCAAATGCTAGAGAAATTGCTATTAGTTGTGTAAAGGGTGGTAAGGCAACATTCAATAGTAAGTATGATAATGGAATTTATGACAAATATCCAATTTATCATGGTAAAGATAGATTTCACCCTACACAAAAATCTTTACAATTATTTGAAGATTTGATTAAAAAACATTCCAATGAAGGTGATGTAGTAGTTGATCCTTATGTTGGTAGTGGCACTACAGCCTTAGCGGCTAAAAATACCAATAGAATTTATATATGTGGAGAACCTTCTGATGAATATTATCAAAAGGGGTATGATAGGTGCAAGTTGCTTGACAATGCCCCTTAACTATGTTATTATAACTTAAACAAAAAAACAAAGGTGAAATTTTTATTATGAAACTAAATACAAATACATTAAATATACTTAAAAACTTTTCTGAAATCAATACAAACATATTGATTAAACCAGGAAGTGAACTATCAACTATTTCTACTATGAGAAATATTTTTGCTAAGGCAACTATTACAGAATCATTTGAAAGTGAATTTGCAATCTATGACCTTAACGAATTTCTATCAGTAGTATCTAGTTTAAACAAACCAGATTTATCTTTACAAGATAAGTTTATGACTATTGCTTCAGACGGAAGTAAGTCAAAAGCAAAATACTTTTATTCTGATCCATCAGTAATTGTAGCACCAACTAAAGAAGTTAATATGCCAGAGGCAGATGTAACTTTTAGTTTATCAGAATCTAATCTTTCTGAATTAAAGAAGATGGCTGCAATACTTAAAACTCCTGACCTTGCGTTAGTAGGTGAAAAAGGTGGAAACACTATATTAAAAGTATGTGATAAGAAAAACGATACAGCAAACAACTTTGATATCATTGTTGGTGAAAACGCAACAGCAGATTATACTTTCTATTTCAAAGTAGAAAATATGAAAATGTTATCAGGTGATTATGATGTTTCTGTATCTTCTAAGTCTATATCATATTTTAAAAATACAAAACTCCCTATTGAATACTGGATTGCTCTTGAGCCAGACAGTACTATTACTAAGTAATTTTTATTATAACATGAACGGAGTGAAATATGAATACAGACTTTTTATGGGTCGAACAATATAGGCCAAAGACGATTGATGATTGTATACTACCAGAATCATTAAAAACATTATTCTCATCTTTTATTAAAAAGGGTGAGTTATCAAATCTTTTATTTTCAGGTACACCAGGCATAGGTAAGACCACAGTTGCAAAGGCATTGTGTGAACAATTAAACTGTGATTGGATTATGATTAATGGTTCCGAAGAAGGTGGCATTGATGTACTAAGAAATAAAATCAAAAACTTTGCTTCTACTGTATCACTATCTGGTGGTAAAAAAGTAGTCATACTTGATGAGGCAGATTATCTAAATCCACAATCAACACAACCTGCATTGAGAGGCTTCATTGAGGAGTTTCATGCGAATTGTAGATTTATTCTAACTTGTAATTTCAAGAATAGAATCATAGACCCCTTACATAGTAGATTTTCAAATATAGAATTTAGAATTAATCCCAAAGATAAACCTAAATTAGCAAGTAAGTTATTTGAAAGAGCAACCTTTATTCTTAAAGAACAGAATGTAACTTATGAAGAAAAGGTACTTGCAGAATTAATCAAGAAACATTTCCCAGACTTTAGAAAACTCATTAATGAATTACAAAGATATTCAGTAAGTGGTACTATTGATGCTGGTGTTCTTGTTAATGTATCTGATGAAAATTTAAAGACACTTTTAACTCATCTCAAAGGTAAAGAGTTTAGTGATATGAGAAAGTGGGTTGTCAATAATCTTGATAACGATCCAGTTAAAATCTTTAGAAAAATTTATGATAGTGTGTACGATAGTTTACAACCAGAGACTATACCTCATGCTGTTTTAATTATTGCTGATTATCAGTATAAATCTGCCTTTGTTGCAGATCAAGAAATTAACTTGGTGGCTTGTTTAACTGAACTTATGTCCCAGGTTAAATTCAAATGATAGGGAAATATCTTAAACACGATTTAATCGCTAAAGACTTTACATATTCTGAATGGTATCATTATAAAGATGTATCAAAGGCAGCAAATCAATTTGAGAGTGTTGTTTATTCAATTGTTTATAGTATAGATAAACCAACCGTGCCTCCTAACAAGTTTACAGATTCTACTTTTATTAAAATAGGAACTTCATCTGGTAAAGGTTTTGGTATGTCAGATGATAGTATGTCAAATAAACACAGGACTAAAAGAAGAAAACCAACAACTCAACCACAAGATAGGTGGGGCGACCATAAAGTTATTTTACAATTGGGCCCAGAAGCAAATCAAATTAAAAAAAACATAGGTAATTTAAAAGCAGCATGGGCACCTGTGTTTGAAAAATATGGATATGGACCTAAACTAACTAGAAATATTTGGGTTAGTTTTTTGATTCCTAATGAATCAATGAATTTTAGAGATTCTTCAATGCTGTGTGAGTGGATGGAAATAAATTCAATAAACGACCATATACAAAAATTTCAAGGTAGTGCTCCTATAGCAGATTTAAAATATCAAAGTATATCTGATAAAGAAAGAAGAGGATTATGTCTCGAAAAAGAAAGAGCATTTAAAACAAGAAGCACTAGATTTGCTAATGATGAAGATTATATAGATAAACTTACAAATAATTCTAAAAATTTTAGAGATAAACCATCAGACTTGACTTCCTTTTTAACTAAAAAAATAAAAAGGTTATCATAATGTACGAACTAAAAGAATACTTAAACGCCATAAACTTTACAAAGAAAGACTTAATGAAGTCCGAAGATAAAGAGTGGATTAAAAAGTATCCTGCTTTTATTGTAAACAAGATGTTATCTGCT